CTTGGGAACATCTGAGTAACAAACCACATCGTAATGCTTGTCTTTCAATTCCTTCCAACGCATGTTACGCGCTTCACTTGAGTCAAAAGATTCTTGAATGTACGCCATCAATCCTCCTTAGATACTACAGGACTCGTAAAAACATAATGATGTGAACAACCTGGTAGAACCTTAGAATCACACAGGTAAACAGTCTTTCCAATTTCAACCTCCGGCCACACTAGAAGTGTACCAAACTCCTGACGAATCTTACCTGAGTGGTATGTTCTAGTTCTGGTCCAACTCATCGCATCACGATCTAGGGTGTACACAGAACCAGTTTCAGTTGTAAATCGCATTACCTACTCCAAGTCTTTAGTTCGGGATTAAAACTCTGCTTCCCACGCATAGCATTCACTTCATGCCTACGCTTCTGATACTCTTCCTGAGATTTCGGATTCTTCTTGTCTTTGTGACTCAAAGTTGACAAGGATTTGTGAATCATTGGCTAATTCTCCTTCACAAAAGATACAGTGCTCAGTTCTATTCTTACCGTGCTGACAAGGATCACACATGCAATGTCTAAATGAAACCTCACACATTACACAGATTCCCGATTCAAACATATATTCTCCTCTGCTCTTATGCCAGCATCCCATAAGAATGCACAGTCCTCAGCACTTAGAGTAAAGATTGTACGCACAGCCACTCTTACAGCCAGATGCCCGCGTTCAGCAAAATGTGCGTTCATATCTTGCTCGTAATTCTTGCGCCAGCGTTGAATTTCATTCTCTAGAGACATATTAGCCTCCTAATCCACTCTCACAGTCTCATTCCTTGTCACTACTCCGATGTTCACCAACGGCAGAGCAACATCCTCAGTCTCTTCCTTAATCTTCCGCTTCACTCTACGCCACAGTGTCTTGCGCTCATTCTTCAATGTCCTCAGCGCATGTTGAAATCTATAGTCCAGTTGAATACACTGGATACCATTAATCTCTTTTGCATCCACGTAATGAGATAACTGACTAGCCTCAAACATCAAGTTCTCAATAGCGTTGTCAATCTGCTCACACAGTTCCTTGTTAGTACATATCCACCGGAACTCAGTAATCGTTCGCTTGGTCACATCCGCCATCGCGCCACCTTTCGCATTTTAGAAAAACTCGCGGCCTAGTCTGTGGGATACATAACTTTCTGCGCCCAATGCACTATCATAAAATCCATTAGAGCTTCGTCATCTGTAGGATAATCATACTTCTTAGCCTGCATTGCAATATATCGCTGTGCTGCAATAGCTGTAGCAGGCTTGACTCTACAGAATACCGGATCACCGTCAAGATTAACAGCATCCGCTAGAAAGGGTTCCACCCATTCAATCCACTCAGTATACATACCAGCACCTCTCACCCTGACAGCAATACTGATGAAACTGCCCATGTTCACTGATAAGGTTACAAGTAACCTGTGGATATGTGTTGTGATGGTCTGTTGAGCTAGACATTCTGTTAGCACATCCCGTAGCTATTACCATCAGCGCCAGTAGTATCAACCACAGCATCATTGCCGTTAGAGTAGCATACCTCAGTTTATCTTCCTCATTCATACTAACCTCCACTATAACCTTAAGCTGAGGCACCTAACCAAGTTACTAATCAAAGTGTTAAGTAGGTGCCCTAGCTAAAACTTACAGAAGGCCGGTCAAATGCTTATATAATTAAAGTGTACTTACATTAGAGACAGTCAAATTACCCTCCAATCTGCTGCATCACAGCGAACCCAGCATCCCACATTGCTTGATTACGCTGCTTGTAACAGAACTCATAGTACAAATCCAAGATAAGCTCCTTCAAGAACTGGTCTACTTCTTGCTTTGTCCACGTTAACATGTACATAGCTTACTCCTAGGACCCTTGTAGGTGGACTACTTCAGAAACTCCGACACCCAAATTAGAAATGCTATAGTCCCAAGGAACACAGCCACCATCAACCCAAGCAGAGATAATAGAATAACCTTAGCCTCTGCCATTAGATCGTAAGCATCCTTGCTACTCATCGGGGGTGATTCCTCAGCCAGTACCACCTACTCCAAGGCATTTGCCAGTGCCAGCAGTCCAGTCCAATTACCGAGCTAAAACCACAGTATATCACTTTATCCTCCTAGTCCACAAACCTAATTGTGTCACCGTGCTTTGCAAACAACTTTGACAGCTTATCTTCTCGTACTACATCACTGAGTTCCTCATCATCATTGATTGCATAGGCGTCCGCTATGTCATCATTTACCCCCGAGTCATCCTGAATCCAGGTAGGCCAAGACTCAGCCACTCTAGAGTCCTCTGAAGTTCCGTGTACTTCTGCAATACCTCTCAGTTTTATATCCGCAATCCCGCACTGTTGTCCCACGAACCCAATACAGCACCGTGTCCCATCAGCACGGAGTAACTTACTCTCTTCACCACCCTTACCCCGATACCATGTCTTACGATCTACTACAAAGTCCATTATACACCTCTCTTCAAGCTAGGCTCAATCGGGACAGTTCAGGTATCTCATACTGACTGTCCCATAATGGCCATCATCAGGCTGTGCATAACACAGCTACCCAGGACTATCATCGGTACTGGTTCGTCTTAGCACCTGTCACCAGACTGTCCTAGGTTTCGGCCTAAGCTATCTGCACTCCATCCCTTACAATGGAATCATCTTGATGTCCCCCCATTGGGAAAGCCTTCATCCTCAAGGACTTAATCACAGCCACAAACTCCCCGTCATCCATCTTCGGGACAGGCCAGGGTTCGTTAGCCAAGTGAATCTCCTGGTTTACCTCAGTGTTAGGGTAATACCCGGAAGTAGCATATAACTCAGCGAGTGTGCTCACATTCCTCCTGTCTTGTTAGTGTTAGGCAGATGTGTTCCAAGCATCAACAGCAAGCCTGAATCAGTGAGTAAGCCCATTCTATGCTCTTTGACTGCTTGAGCTACATACTCTCGATCCATGTCTGCCTTACTCAAGAGTATAGCAAGGGGATGTATCTCATCCCCTGCCTCATCGAAGAAATTAGTGTACACTTCCACACTACCTCCTCACCTGCAACAGTGTCTTAGTCTGAGCCACACAGTACGGGATAAACAACTTCTTTACTCCCCATACCTTAGCTAGACTAGCAATAAGCACATCATCTCTCTCACCTGTCTCTCGGATGAGTCTAGCTATCTTCCCAGATACTCTCCGAGTATGGCTAATAGCACTCTGAGTGAACCGTTCATCCAGAGTGACTATGAACTGCCCGACTGTTACATCATGCCTCATCCCAGGCTTGTACTCTGAGATCATTGTCTGTCTCCTTTCTGAGCCATCACGTTACCACTCCTCACAGATACCTATCACTCCGATAAAGAGAATTACCCACACTATCCATTGCAGCATGCTATCCTCCTAGACTAAGCCTACAATGAGGGACACAGGTTAGCTACTGTGTCCCCGATGTGTGCTTACTCACAGTTCAACTGTTGCTCCCTGTGCTGTGTTGGCATTACCCCAAGGGTCACAGCCTGTTAGACTTGGCTTGACTACTCTCAAACTCACTTCACGACCAGCGAAGAACCCGTTCAACAGCGCGTTCTGGAATACCCTGACAGCCGATGCCTTGTGCAGAGCCAATCCAGACTGCCGAACCCACTTCCCGTTCACTTTCTCGAACAGCGAGTATAACCGAGTCTGAGTCATGTTATCCTCCACGGAGAGGGCCAGTGTTAGTGGCCCCTACCGTCGAAGATAGCTTACTCCGCTGCCTGAAATTCATTCGGCTCAATGCCCATGCTAGGTATTCCACGCTTGAAACTCAACTCGCCCTGATTGTCGGCGATATGCTGGCGAATCCGGTCAGCGATATCAAACAAGGCAATCCACGTTTCAGCGTACTGTGTAACTCCAAACTTGCTGCCAACACCCAAGACCTGAACTGCACCCTTGGGGCTAGACTTGACCGTGAGCTTGCCCTGTTGACGTGGTGACTCAGCCGCCATAAGCCGTGCGATTAGTTCCTCTTGCGTCAACGATGCCAGTTGCTCTAGTTTAGTTGCCATGTTATTACTCCTGTGACCGCTTGCCGCTAAGGTATTGCGCTCAGTCGCTTGCTTGCTGGACTTGCGCCGCCTTGCCGTTCGGTCACTTTTCAGAAAAATTCGCGCGACAGTTGATGTTTATGTTCTAGTACGAAGAGATGGTGATGTTCTGGCGGAATACCGGCTTAGTCAGAACCTTCCTGCGGAATTAAAGATGGGTTACCCCCGGCAAGTTTATGAGAAATCAGGATTTACCCTATAAAATTTATCGCGTATTAGACTCATTTTATGCGACTTATACCTGTTTAACATCAATGACTTACGGGCGGTATACACATCCGTGGGCTAAGCTGGGACCCCAGCGAGGCTCAATGAAGGTATTACCTCGTAAGAGCATGAAACTAAAGGGTATATAAGTATGAACTATGACACTCCTTTTACTTTATATAGTATTGATTCTATTAGACTTACGTATCAGTAGAAGCTAAGTTACTCAATCCATTAGAGTTAACTAGCATTAGAGGTGGTTCGGGCAAAATCAGCCCTCACCTGGCCTGTATTCCACCTCCAAGGGTCCTACCTCTACAGTTTAACTCCAGTTTAACTACCCTCGCTTTTGACCACGTCGTAGACCGCCAGGCGGGCGGAGCGTTAGCGGGAGCCCCGCCGATTATTATACAAAAATACTAAAATTAGTACTAGGCTAGTATACGGTTGACTAGCGCGAACCAACGCTTCACTAATACTATATGTGACTCATTGGACTTAAAGTCCTTTATTATGTGCATATTACAGTAAAGCATAGATAAGAAAGGACTTATTTTTCATGCAAATACTTTACTTTTGTTGCAACTAAAGGAGTTAAGGGAAGTACTTTCACCTAGTTCAAACGTCACTTTGGTGTGAAACAAAAGCACCAAAGAAGTACTCTCGTACTTCGCGTTCGTGTCCGCTTGACGCTCCACTCTGCTTCAGATTCGAGTCCTTTAAACTAATAGGGCAGGGTGTAGCTCTAAATATCCTTATCTAGAACAGCTTATGGCCCCACAACCTAAGATTGAAAACTGGCTGATTGAAGCTGCTGAGCTTATGGCTAGGACGGGTTGTAGCCTACAACAGGCCTGTACTGAGCTAGATCGGACTGAAGACTCCCAAGAATGCGATAATATAGTCCGACGGAAGAGTTTTAATAGGCTTCTTTGGGAACATAGACATCGGTACTTTAGTTCTTTAGGCAAAGACCCTTCTTTTTCTCAAGATGTACTTATTGGGCGGTTAATGTCTCAGTCCCAAAAACTAGAAGAAGAGGGGGAATATGACAAAGCAGCAGAAGTACTTCTCAAAATTGCGAAGATAAGAGGATGGGTAGGCCCAGAAAATCAGGTGTCTATATTTGGAGAACTTTCCCAGTCTGATTTAGATGGGATAAGAAAAAAGATTGAGGGCGCTCTTGAAAAACCAAGTAGACCGAACTAAGTATGCTCGGGAATGGATGAGGGCCTGGAGAAAACGTAATCCCGACCAGTCAAGAGCCAATAGCAGAAAAAATCACCAACGTCCACAGACAAAGTTTTCAGTTCTCAAAAGTGAAGCTAAAAGACGCGAGCTAGAAGTATCCATTACACTAGATCAATATCTAAAGATAATCTCTAATCCTTGTTTCTACTGTGGAGGTCCTCTTCCGAATGGAGGAGGTGGTTTAGATAGAATAAACTCTAGTATAGGATATGTTTTAGGTAATGTTAGACCCTGTTGCACTCAGTGCAATGTAGCAAAGGCTTCTTTTACAGAACTACAGTTTAAAGAGTGGGCATTACGACTAGTCAATCATTGGGCAGGTAAAATCTAATGCCCACCACAAAAATTACTCAAGCAATAGAAGAACTAGGACGATTAAATCCTACTGAACAACTTGCGGCTCTTACTTTAGTAGAGCAACGTCGCCTCAAGAAAAGTTATATTAAGTACTGGAAGCCTTGGAGTGAGCAAGCTGAGGCTCTAAAAAAGTTCACTCCCGACACAAAACTTTTAGCTATCTTAGGCGGAAACCGTTCAGGAAAGACTATTCTAGGTGCATTTCTTTCTGTTGCTTGGTGTTTAGGCAAGAAATATTTTGAAGGGGAAAAATCCTGGGAATATATCAAGGATTTACCTATACCTGAGGGTCCTATAAACTGCTGGATTGTAGGAGTTGATTTTCCTACACTTAGGGATGTGATCTGGCACGAGAAGTTAAGGTTCGGTAAGGCTCACCCTCCTTTTCTACCAGATGATTCCTCTGTAATAACAAATATACGGGACGGCGACTTTCAGATATTTTTTAAGAATGGTTCTATTTTAACGGGTAAATCAGCAGAGGCAGGGCGCGAGAAATTTCAGGGGGCCAGCGTAGATTTCGTTTGGATAGATGAAGAGTGTGAAAAAGAAGTTTACGACGAATGTTACCAGAGGACGATTGACTGCTCCGGTAAAATACTACTTACGCAGACCCCGTTGGTTGATATTAATTCAGGAGTCCGCGATCCGTGGGTTTTCGATCTCTACGAAGATTGGCTTGCGGGGAACAAAAACGTAGATTTCGCACAGCTTTCAATGCTCAATAGTCCTTTTATTGCCCAGAAGGACAAAGATGAAGCTTTAGCTAAGTGGGCAGGTGATCCAGAAGAGGGAGCTAGGTTGTATGGGAAGTTCGTCCGTCGGTCAGGACTTGTTTACCCTCTTTGGTCTAAACCAAGTCACATTGTCAAGCCCTTTGCTATCCCTCGTTACTGGTCTCGTATTGTTTCTATCGACCCTGCTGCTACTGGGGTCACTGCTGGTCTTTGGCTTGCTGTCAATCCTGAAGGCGATTATTTTGCTTTTCGAGAATATTACGAGCGGGAACGGACAGTAATAGAGCACGCTAAGAGCTTAATGATGCTTGTGGCAGGTGAGCCAGTTGATTATTGGCTGCTTGATCCAACTTGGGGAGGACAACGAAATGCTGAGAACCACAAAAACGGAGCCCAACTCTACCGAGAGGCTGGAATCCCTGTGCGACTTCCTGATGTCGGAAAAGACTTTGGACTTAATGTCTCACGGGAGTATATCAATTCAACTGTTACCCCCGGCTCCCGACACCCTAAGTTCTTCTGCTTTGAAGGTCTTCCGAATTTCGAACACGAAATAACTCATTATACTTGGGATACTTTCAGTAAAGGTGAGCAGAAAGGGCTCTCAAAAGAGAAGCCCCGTAAGAGAAACGACCACCTAGTTAACGCAATGCAGTATGCAATGTGTCTTAGATTGAAGGGTGCCAAGCGAAGAGCGATGGACCCCGCAAGTGAATGGTTTGGAAACGATAGAGTAAGTGCAGCACAGAGAGCAAAAACCGTTTCATATACATAGCTAAAGGAGAGGGAGACAAGACTGGACCATGAAAAAGATACTAGCACTCCTCTTTACCTCTGTTTTGGCTTCTGCACTAGTACTAGGCGCTCACAGTGCGCGGATATACGAGAAGTTTAGGCCTTACGAGGCTGTAGCTAGGGTTGCTAGTGGTGGGATTTTCGTAGCTGGGCAGTTCCATTGCTCAGGTACGGAGATTGGGAAGACTCAAGATGGTAATGGAATCTTCTTGACTGCTCGACATTGTGTAGCGAATCCTGACACGAATGAACTAAATAAGAGTATAATGGTTTCCTTTAGTGAGAATGAAGGGGGACCGTATTATGCTGCGCGGCCTTTGGCTCTGTCCCTTACGGATGATTTGGCTCTTTTAGAACTTCGGAATGGGGCTGACCTGCCTGAAGTTCGTATTAAGGATGAGCGCAGGCTAAAAACAGGCGATCCGATCTTTAATATTTCTTATCCTCTTGGAGTGGGGAAGCTGGAATTCCATGGGGAATACATGACTTCGGTTTTTCCTCACTTTCCTGAGTTTCTTGCCCATTATTCTCAGTGGTTGTATTCCATGCCCATGAACATGACTATCGCACATGGCTCAAGTGGGAGTGGAGTTTTCAGTGTTAAGGAACGCGCTTTGATAGGAGTTGCAGTAGGAACCTTTGAAGAGGGCACTTTTAACATTGCAATCCCTGCGGATCGGGTTATTGACTTCCTGAATGACCTTCAGGATAACACAGTTGAGAAGTTTGTGTATGCTTTCCCTGTTAAAGAAGCTTCAGTAGACTTGTTCTAGGCCATGCGAACCACACCTATTGCCTATTTCGTTCGTCACGGGCAGACTTCGGGGAACGCCGGAGGAACCTTTCGAGGTTCAAGAGACTACCCGCTTGATGAACAAGGCAAGGAAGATGCCAAGAACGTAGGGAAATGGTTCTCTGACAAAGAGATTAGTGCCATTTTCGCTTCTCCCTTATCAAGAACTAGAGACACCGCAGAGGCTATATCGAATTCGAAGGGTCTCAAAGTTCAGATTGTAAACGAATTTAAGTCTTTAAACGTTGGATACCTAGCAGGTGAGAAGAAATCTGACCATGAACATATCATGGATTACTTTGAAAAGTACCCCA